TTCCGGTCTGTTTATTGTTTTAGTGTTGGAGTGATGATGCAAGTTGAATATGTTGAAACTGGGGTGTTGATTCCGTACGCGAGGAACACTAGAACACATACTGTCGTACAGATTGCGCAGGTTGCCGCCAGTATTTCTGAGTTTGGATTTACGAACCCTGTTTTGATCGACGCGGAAAATGGAATTATTGCAGGTCATGGCAGGGTCATGGCGGCGCAAAGCCTTAATCTTGATCAGGTGCCTTGTATTCGCTTGTTACACTTAACCGACGATCAGAAACGCGCTTACGTGATTGCCGATAACAAACTCGCGCTTAACGCTGGATGGGACGAGGATTTGCTGAAGCTTGAGCTTAGTGATCTTGATGATCTTGGCTTTAGCCTTGGGCTGCTTGGTTTTAGTGATGACGAGTTAGCGGCAATGTTGGCGAGTGAAGGAGAAAATGGCTTGACCGATCCAGACGCCGTGCCAGACGCACCTCTCACCCCAGCCACAAAACTTGGCGATATTTGGCTGCTAGGGGGGGGGCATCGCATGATGTGCGGAAGTAGTACCGATTCGTTGTCGGTTGATGCGTTGCTTAATGGGCAGCTGCCAAACACCATGATTACCGACCCGCCATATGGCATTAAATACGAAGCTGACTGGCGCTCAAAAAGAAAAAACAGAACGCCCACTGAGCGTGAGCTAAACAGCAATCTTAAAAACGACGACCAAGCCGACTGGTACGAAGCCTACATCCTTTTCCCCGGCACGGTTGCATACGTTTGGCATGCAAGCATTTTCACCGACGTGGTCATGGACGGCCTTCGCCGCGCAGGCTTCGAAGTCAAGCAGCAGATCATCTGGAACAAAAACGTCCACGCACTAAGCCGTAGCGATTACCACTGGAAGCACGAGCCATGCTGGTACGCGCTACGCCAAAATGGAGACAGAAATTGGAAAGGTGGTCGCACACAAATGACCGTATGGGATATTAAGTCGGTAATTTTTGAAAAAGATAAAACCGCGCACCCAACACAAAAACCCGTCGAGATTTACACCAGGGCGCTTGAGCATCACACCAACGCTGGCGAGTATGTTTACGAGCCGTTTGGCGGATCAGGCACAGCCATCATCGCCTGCGAGAAACTTGGACGCAGATCATTAACAATGGAACTCGATCCAAAATACTGCGACGTAATTGTCAAACGCTGGCAAGACTTCACAGGCAAACAAGCCACCCTAGAATCCACCGGCCAAGCCTTCGACGAACTATCCGCAGGGATAAATCACCTCAATGGCTGAAGCTCAAGGCATAAACCACGACACCGCCGCCAAGCTCTTAGGACTAAATCCCAAAGAGCTGACAGGCCTCGTAAACTCTGGCGTAATCACCCGAGCAGCCAAAGACAGCTATTCCCTAGCGCTGATCGTGCGCGACTACATCGCCCACCTAAAAACCCCGAGCCTCATCAAAAGCCAAGCGGAAATCGCCGAACACCTGGACACATCAGACCGCACCATTCGAGAACTACAAGACAAACTCGGCTTCAGCTGCAAAACCCAAACCATAGACGAAATCCGCGTAGCCTACATCCGCCACCTACGCGAACAAGCCGCAGGCCGCGCAGGCACCGGCGACCTTGACCTCGTCGCCGAACGAGCCAAACTCGCCAAAGTACAACACGAGCGCATCGAAATGCAAAACGCCGTAACTCGCCGAGAATACGGCCCCATAGACGCCCTCGAATTTGGCCTGACCGACCTGATGGTGCGCGTAGCATCCCAGCTCGACACCATACCCGGCAAAGTCAAAATCGCCTCAGACAAACTAACCGCCGCCGATCTCGACATCGTAACCGGCATAATCGCCATCGTCCGTAACGACATCGCCAGCATGGAAATAAACTGGTTTGACGACCTCCCAGACACAGACGAAAAGGACGACCTTAATGTCGAGCTGGACGTTTAGATTATCCCGCGCAATCCGGCGCGGCCTATCCACACTCAAAGCCAGACCGCCCCTGCGCCTGTCGCAGTGGGCGGCGGAAAGCTTTTACCTGTCCGCCGAATCCTCCTACACCGAGGGCAGATGGGTAGCCTATCCCCCACAAATCGCCATCCTGGATGCCTTCGGCAACGACGACATCCAAGAAGTCAACGTAAAGAAATCCGCTCGCGTTGGTTATACCAAAATGTTCCTGGCCGCCACCGCCTACTTCACCGAATACCGCCGCCGCAACCAAGCCATCTGGCAACCGACCGACTCAGACGCGCAAGAGTTCGTGGAGACCGAACTAAACCCCATGTTGCGCGATGTAAAGCCCATCAAAGCCATATTCCCCGCGCTGGAGAAAAAACATCAACACAACACCCACGCCTACAAAAGGTTCCTGGGCTGCGTAACCTACATCAAGGGTGGATCGTCATCGCGTAACTATCGCCGCATATCCATCGACGTAGCCATGCTTGACGAAATCGACGGCTTTGACAAAGATATCGACCAAGAAGGCAGCCCACGCAAACTGGCAAAAAAACGCACGGAAGGCGCAACCTTCCCCAAACTGATCGTAGGCTCCACGCCAAAACTTAAATACCTCAGCGAAATCGACGCAGCCGTGCAGGAAGCCGACGCCATCTACACCTGCCGCATCCCCTGCCCACATTGCGGCACCTATCAAGCCCTGGAGTTTGGCGGTAAAACCACCCGCCACGGCCTGAAATGGATCGACAACGACCCAGAAACCGCCGCCTACTGCTGCATCAGCTGCACTGCCCTGTTCACCCAGGCCGAATACCTCAGCGTTTGGGACAAGTGCCGCTGGGCAGATGCAGACGGCAACTGGTACTGCAACGCCGCCGGCAAATTCTACAACGCCGCAAACGAAGAAATCCGCCCGCCAAAACACATCGCCTTTGATAACTACTGGACAATCTACAGCCCACAGGCCACCTGGGCGACCATCGTCAAAGAATGGCTGTCCGCCGTAGCCAAGGCCAAGCACGGCGAAAAGTCAGACCTAAAAACATTCATCAACACCACACTAGGCCAAGTTTATGAAGACAACGTCGAAAAAACCGAAGCCGAAGACCTAAAAAAACGCGCCGAAAACTACCCGCTGGGGATCGTTCAACTGGGCGGGCTAATAATTATGGTCGGTGTCGATGTGCAAAAAGATCGCTTCGAGCTTGTGGCCACAGCCTTTGGACGAGGCGAAGAAATGCAGGTGATTGATTACCAAGTCATAGAAGCCAACCCAGCCATACAGTCCGAATGGGATAAGCTCGATACATTCTTGCTACACAAATACCCGCATATATTCGGCGGTACGCTGGGTATAGAGAGCGTCGCAATCGACACCGGAGGACACTGGACACATCAATGCTACAACTACGTTCGCCAACGCAAAAGCACCCAAGGCTGGTCGCAAATCGCCCAACACCCGCCCAAAGTTTACGCCACCAAAGGAGCCAGCACCGCCAACCTGCCCATATCAGGCCGCGCCAGCCTGCAAGATGTTAACAGCTTCGATAAAGTCATCCGTCGTGGCATCAAACTCTACATCATCGGAACCGACACCGCAAAAGACCTCATCCATGGCCGACTGCAAACGAAAGAACCAGGCCCAGGCTACCTGCACCTATCCATGCACCTGCCGGATGCCTTCTTCGAGCACATCACCAACGAAGTGCGAGTCCTAAAGCAAAGTTTAAAAGGCGTAATCAGCGCATGGCTGCTAAAGCGCTCAGGATTAAGAAACGAGGCGCTTGATTGCCTTGTCATGTGTTTATTTTGCGCACACAAAGCCGCCCTGCACCGCAAAACAAAAGCCGAGTGGAGCTTAATAGAAAGCGTTGTGCAGCCAAATCAGGGTGATATATTTTCCTTATCTACCGGCGCAGCAGGCATCGCAACTCCCCCGCCTATCCCTCCTTCCGCAAACAACTTTTACATCCCGTCATGAGCGCAAATAGCGACAATATATATCAGCAGATAGTTGGCGAGGTAAAGCGTGTTGCGCAACACCTTGGCATGGATATTCGGCTGTCAGACAGCATGGCATTAGCGATAACCTTAAGATTGCAAAAACTCTTCGGCAACAACACCGTCTATTTTCCGCGCCTGGCCAGTCCGGAAGAGCGACGCGCCGCGATAAGGCGCGATTTTGACGGAAAAAATCACAATGAAGTGTGTAAAAAACACGGAATCAGCCGCAGCACGCTGTATCGGGCGATCGGCGCGAGACGAGAGTCGAGTAGTCCCCAGAAGTGATAGGAGTTATACTTTTATGAGAATTGAAACAATAGGAAACGCCACGCTTTACTTGGCGAATGAAACCGTATTATAACCGCGCTCCGGTTGAGCGCAGGGTTAGAACTCATGTTTAGCCACCGAGACAAATTGCATGAACCATGCCCGCGATGCGGAACGAATGCATGGCATGTGGGAACTGCGAACACAGCAAGCGGAAGCACGGTGCATCCGTACTTTTGCGGCGGCTGCGGCACGCGAACGCAAGTGTTTGAGAAGAAAGCCAAGGCGCAGCGCATGGGATGCGCCGAAAAAATTGAGATTGAGATACAAGAGCTAAGGGTGTGTGCGGTGTGCGGGGCGCAAGGCGCGGAAAAACATCATTGGGCACTAAGGTTTTTGTTTGGCAATGAGGCCGACAAGTGGCCGACAGCGATGCTCTGTGTTACTTGTCACTTGCGATGGCACAACGTGGTGACTCCGCATATGTGTTCTAACGCCGGAGTTAAGCGGTGAGCGAAGCGAGTCCGCTTGAACAACTTGTTATGCCGGTTTTTGATTCTGGCTGGCGCAAGGCGTGTTCTGTGCGGCGGTGTTCGATTACTGAGGTTGATGCGTTCATACAGGCGCACTACTTGGCTAAGCGACCCGCGATTGTTTTGCTTTGCCTCGTGGCAGAGCGCGGCGGCCTGCCCATTGGGTGCATTGTGTACTCCGCCCCTCCGCGTGAGGCAGATAAGCGGTACGGCGGGAAAGTGTGGGAGCTGGCGCGGGTGTACCTGCTGGACGAAATACCACGGAACGCTGAAACGTGGCTGATTGGGCAAAGCGTGCGGCACATAAAACGCCACCACAAGGAAGTGCAGCACCTTTTAAGCTACGCAGACCCTTCAGCGGGGCATCGTGGGACGATTTACAAGGCCGCGAACTGGCGGCTGGATGGTCGAACAGACGACGAAAGGAAAACGCCGCGATGCGATTACTACGACGAACGGACAGGGAAGAAGTACGGGCGGCGCGGGAACATGCCGCAGGATGCCGTGGTGGTGAGGAAGCCACGGATTTCAAAATGGCGCTTCACGCTGGCCTTGGGGCATAACGCCAAGGTAAGCGGCGTGCCGCCACAGGACTAAAAGGGAGCGATGACAGTGGAGCAACTGCAAGCGTTTGACGGAGGCACATGCGGCACGTCCGACTTGACCGACGTGTTAGGGGTCGCCGTGTCGCCAGCGCCGACTTTCCCGGCTGTGCTAGATGCCTGCTGCGGCAGCCGGATGTTTTGGTTCGACAAGAAGGACGACCGCGCCCTGTTCGTGGACAAGCGCCGCGAGACGTGGCCGATTGACATTGGCACGCCCGGCACCAAGGGCAGAAGCCCGATTATCGTTGACCCGGACGAGATTGCAGACTTCACCGCCCTACCGTACCCGGACGGTGTTTTTGCCCTCGTGGTGTTTGACCCGCCGCACATCGAGCGCAAGGAAGCCAAGGGTTTGCTTACGAAGAAGTACGGGCACCTGACCGGAGATTGGCGCGAGACACTGCGCCAAGGTTTTGCGGAGTGTTTCCGGGTGCTGAAGCCGCAAGGAACGCTGATTTTCAAATGGGCAGAGTCTGACCATCCGGTTTCGGAGGTTCTGAAACTCACGCCCGAAAAACCGCTGTTCGGGCACCGCTCAGGGAAGCAGAGCGCAACGCACTGGATAGCGTTCATGAAGACCCCTAACGCAAAGCTAGGCAGGCGCGGCACAAAAAAATGAATTTTAACAACCGCCATGATTCCGCGCTCTGCTTGAGCGTTGGGTTAGACTCCGGAGGAAATATGAGCTACGAAGTATGGGGTGAGCCGGACGAAATACCGGAATGCCAAAGCTGCGAAGAAGCAGCAAAAGATTACAAGGAATTGGAAAAAGTAGTGGGCGACTTAACGATATTAGTGAAACAACTCGCCCATTTGTTAAAAAAGTCCAGTCCAGACAAAGCATTACCTGACGCGGCAATGGACTACCTAAAACGCAAAGACCTTTTAGGATCGCCATTGCGTGAGGTGCCTAACGCCGAACTAAGGTGCGCCGCCGACGAACTTTAATAAATACCGC